GTTATTCAAATCGCTGCTTGGACTGATGAGCGTGGTCTGTTGATCGCTGCTAAACCACGTAAGTTGGTAGTTCCACCAGCATTACAGTTCGTTGCAACTCGTTTGCTAGAAACTGAATTGCGCGTTGGTACAAACAACAACGACATCAATGCAATTAAAAACAACGGTTCTGTTCCAGAAGGTTACACAATTAACCACTTCTTGACCGCTACCAATGCATGGTTCTTGACCACTGATGTACCTAATGGTTTGAAGCACTTTGAACGTACTCCACTCCAGAACTCTATGGATGGTGACTTCGATACTGGTAACGTCCGTTACAAGTCACGTGAGCGTTATAGCTTCGGCTATTCCGACCCACTGGGCGTATACGGTTCTTACTAAGAATCAATCAAACGTAAATAAGTTTGGACCCCGCTCAAAAGGCGGGGTTTTTCATTTATAATAAGGCATGAAAGTTATTTATGACCTTGGCGCCAATAACGGCGATGACATCCCATATTATTTAACCAAAGCAGATAAGGTTGTAGCTGTAGAACCTAACTTATCTTTAGTTCATACGATGATTGCGCGTTATGGAAATGAGTTAAGCACTGGAAAATTGGTTATTGAAGCTTGCGCCGTTACTACAACCCAAGAAAACCAAGTAGATTTTTATCTTTGCGACGACCATGTATTAAGCACCATGCAACCAACTGATAATAGTCGATTTCAAAAAACTACTTTACCAGCAAAAAATATAGTCCAATTAATAAATGAACACGGATTGCCGCATTATATAAAAATAGATGTGGAGTTCTACGATCACATTATTTTAAAATATTTGTTTGAAAACGGCATAAGACCACCATATATTTCTGCGGAGTCTCATACTATTGAGGTGTTTGCGTTAATGATTGTGTTAGGAAACTACAATAAATTCAAATTAGTGGATGGCGATACAGTACAAAATGTTTATCCATCATTTCCAAGACACACAGCAGGACCATTTGGAGAAGATATTCAAGGCGAGTGGATGGACAAAGATCAATTTTTTAATGTGCTTGCAGAAGCTAAATTAGGATGGAAAGACATCCATGCTACTTATTTGTGACACTCAACGCATAAGCTTTCTAAAGCTCGACCCATATTAATAGGCTCCAATTCTTTAATATCATCAAGCCTGCTTTCTTGATAATAACAATTTCTAATATCTTTAAAACCAGCCTCATTTAAAAAATACTTCAAAGTGTCCCAATCCCAACCCATTTTGTGACCGTGGTTATGTAACATACCCATAAATATTGCGCCATCCGTGGGATATTGTGGACCTAAATAAGCATCGCGATAGGCATCTAAAAACTCTCTATCACCCTGCAAATAGCACATGGCCCATAGCTTTAAGTCAGGCACAAGAATGCGCATAATTGCGCCCTCTTTCATTGCAGAATAAGAGTTTTTTAATAATTGAATGCCATCAAAATAACTTAAATGCTCAAGGAAATGGCAATGATAAATTACGTCAACCGTGTTGTCTTCGTAAGGAATGCCAGTGCTAAGGTCGTGGTTTAAGTACCATTCACTGTTTTGTTTGCCTTCGTCATAGCTAATATTAACGTATCCCGGAATAATGTTTCCGCCGCATCCAAGATTAAGTTTGAGCATTTTGAGTGTCCGTTCTATTAAGGCTGGTTGAGTGATCGTTGTCTGCTAAAGCCATGGGTGGAAAACAAAGAACGCTTTTAGTTCTTTCATAAGCTTCAGGCATAGCCATATCTAAACCTGATGGCGGAACTGTCATAGAACCACCATTAGGGATATTTACGGTAATCATAGGTTTTAATGGATAGCAAATATCTAAAAACTGCCTCGCGCCCGCGGGTGTAATGCTGTAACAAAAGCTACCATTAAATAGGTGCAAACGCATAAATGTGTAATTAACAGGATTATTTAAATATCCTTGTTTATTTGCCCGCATACTTTCTTGATTAAATACAATTTGCATAGGCGATAAAAATGGTAACGTGCTTACAGTTATTGGACAATCAAAATTCCAGCCCCAGCAGATGAAATCAAATGGATTAATTGTATCTAAATGATATAAAGAGTTACCAATATCTTTGTGCAAAAAAGCATCGTCTTCGCAAATAGTAAACATCTCATTCCCAGCAGCGCACATCTTCCATAGCTCAATATGAGACATAGCATTACCTAGCGCACCCGGACGATAATTTGGGACTTGATCTAAAGTACTACCGTCTATTGCATCAAATACATCAAATGGGATATGGCCATTTCTGTCCCTAAATTGCTGCAAACGTTCAGGTGTTTTTTTTAAAGAAATTACATAATTTTTCATAATACGCGCGCCAAAAATTCTTTGGTCATTTTCATTCCACGACCAAAGTTAGCCTCTACGTCTTTATATCTAAATACCTCCATTACTCCATCTTTGACATATGGGTCAATAAAGTTCTGGTCTCGTGGCTCATCGTGGTAATCCCCTAGCCATACAAAGGTGGGAATGCGGTTCATAGAACTCATAGTTTTAATTCCGCTATCGCTACCAATTACTGCGGCGCATTGTCCAACATAAGCTAGACTCTTGGCGGGATTTGGATCAGATACAAACTTTAATGTATCTGATTGGCGAATCCCCATTCCACGCAGTTCTTCATCTAATCCAAAAACCATAAGATTGTAGTCTTTGGATTTAAGCTCTTTAATTACTTTGGCAGGAATGGATTTAAGAATCATTCCAAACTTTCGCTGGGTATCAATCGAGAATGCACTACCATTCACATGAACACCAACTACGGGTTTACCATTATCAAATAAAGGCTTTTCATGGTTAAAAGGGAAAATGTCAAAGTATTGGGTACGCGGGCAATGAACATACTGTTCAGATCTAGGTAGCGCATTTAAAACTTGATTTTGCTCTTCCATAGTCTTGAATATAAAAAGAGCGCTTGGGTCTATGCCAACTGTATTCAAAAATTCTTTTGCGCCTTTTAAATGGGTTACACAGCAATATTGAATATGATTTTTTTTGTTGGCATCCATAAAAGGCAAGCACTGTAAAAAGTCTCCAATACCACCCTGTAATAAAACTATTTGACCCATTTTATTAAATCCTCTTTTATGTTGCTTACTACGGATTCCCAGTCGCCCAGTTTAGGCTGTCGGTAAAGTTTAATTGTTGGATACCAAGGGCTATCGGTTCTATCCATAAACCAGCGCCAACAAGTATCAAATCGGTTCATCATCCATACCTCTTTACCCATAGCAGCGGCAACGTGGCAGGTAGATGTATCAACGCAAATAACCAAATCTAAGTTTTCAATAAATGCGGCAGTATCTGCAAAATCTGCAAACTCTGCAGTATGGTCAATCATATGCTTCCAAACAGCAGAATCTGCCAACTCTTTTTCAGCTTCTGCGCCTTTTTGCAAAGAATAAAAATTAACATCTAATTCTGCTAATGGATTTAATTTAGTTAACCCTATGTTTCTGCGCTCGTTTACTGCCCAAACCTCTGGTTGGTCAGGTCTAAATCCGCCGGACCAAACCAACCCAACATTCTTTTTTCCGTTATCCAAAATCATTGGCGCAAAGCGTCTTACTAAATCTGGATCTGGTTTTATATATATTCCATGAGGAATGCTATCCATGCGAGTTTTAAACGCATAAGGAAGACTCATAAGAGGAATATGATAATCAAATGGCGGTATAGGATCACCAGCGGTTAAAATTTGATCTACGCCCTCTAAAGTAGCCAATAATCTAGTTAAAGGTTTTTCTACACCAAGAATAACTTTTGCGCCATTATTTTTGGCTAATCTGGCATAACGGCAAAACTGCAGCATATCGCCAAGCCCTTGTTCACTATGAATAAATAGGGTTTTTCCATTTAAATCCTGCGTTCCGTTATACAGAATTCCGGGTAAATTGCGTCTTGGATACACTGGACGCATCCAACGCCATTCGTGTTCATCCCAAGCGGTATCGTAGTCGCCGCGCAAAAGCATACATAAAGATCTATTAAAACGGGCGTCTGCTAGATTTGGATCAATATCGACAGCTCGGTTATAGTCCGCAATAGCCTCATCTGGGCGCCCTAGATTTTGGTAAACCAGCCCACGATTATTGTAGAAAGCTTCAACCCCCTTGGGATTTTGGGCTATTCCAGCTTGATAGCAAGCTAATGTTTCTTCCATTCTATGGAGTTTTTGCAGTGCAATGCCCTTGTTATTGTAGGCTTCTGGAAAATTTGGTTTGTATTTCAGGGCTAAATCATAATGTTCAATTTCTTCCTCAGTTTTGTGCAGGGTACCCAAAACAATGCCCTTGTTATAATAAGCCTCAGAATAGGTTGGGGCTAATCTAATCGCGCTATCAAAGTCCATAATTGCCAATTCTGGCTGTTTTAAGGCTTGGAATACATTCCCTCGGTTATTTAGGGCTACTGGATTGGTGGCTAAACGCTCGATTGATAAATTAAAATATTGAAGGGCTGCCAAGTAATTTTTAATCGAACCCAAAATACAAGCTATTAAATGGTAAGCATCGGGGTGATTTGGCGCTGCTTTTGTAATTTCTTCAGCAATCATTAGGGCTTGCTCATTATTGCCTGCCGCTTGAGCATTCATGGCGGTTTGCAGCCTAGCCGTAAGTTGTGGTGAAAGAGCTTGAATTTTGACCATTTTTGGTGGTCTTGATGGTATTACATTTTTCTTCTTTTTCATGCCGAAAGTTTACATCAAAACTTGATATAAAAGTTTAGATAGTGTATAAATACAACATCTGGGTGATTTGCTTATTCCGCCACTGCCCCAGCAGACGATGCAACGATTGGAATAGGCTCTTTTGCATAAGGAGTCCATTATGGGACGTAGTACATTTGAAGGTCCAGTGTTATCTGGAGACAATCGTTTCGGTCCACAACGCGACGTTGGTTATACCGACTTAGTTCAGACCGCATTCTTAGACTTTTCGGTAACAGCACCTAATACTTCCAACTATGGTGGTAGCAACCAAGTGTTTGTTTCCTCAAACAACATTCCAAACAGCAGCGCAACAATTTGGACTCCACAATCTGGTGCATACAGCACTAGTGGTCCTAGCGTTGCTACAGCTCCAACTGCTGACGTTTCTGGCACTATTTATCGTGGCGCATCTTTCTTGTTGCCACAAGGTTCAAACATTACCGACATTATTCTTGATGTTGGTACAGTTCCACAGTCTGGTACTGTAGTAGCTGCAGCAATCCAAGCTTATGCTTCAAACCAGTTTGCAACAGCTACCGGCGTGTATGGTACATTTGGTTCTGTTAGCACAGCAACTCGTACTACTGCAACCTTTGTTGGCACACAGTTGGCTAATGCAAACTCTACATTACAAGATGTACAAAACTTGCAGCCCGGTACACAGCCTACATGGTTCTCACAATTGGTTGTTACATTAAAATTCACCGCCACTGGTTTAACTGCACTTACGACTGGTCAAGTTGAAATCACTGTACGTTACAACCAAAGCGATTTGAACATTGGAAATAGTACAACCTATCCATATGGTAACTTCGACTAATAATCCGATGGGGTACTTCGGTACCCCTTTTTAAAATTTAAGGAGATATTATGTCAGGTGCATGGAATTTATTAAATTTTTTCTCTCCCAGCAATGGACAGGGATTAAATAACCAAACAGGTAATTTAGGCGTACAAACAGCAACTACCCCTTGGACGGGTATTGATGGTGCTGCTCAATTTATTGCTCCTCAACGTTTACGCGACGTTGTAGGTAAACTCAAAGTTTCACAATCGCAAAACATTTATGACGCTGACTTTGAGTATGGTGTTCAACCTTTGCGCTGGGAACAGTTTATTCAAAATACATCAGGCCAAGCATATATTATTCAAAACCCCGGCTTAGGTGGCGTTTCTATGAACATCGGCGGTGGTAATACTCCCGGAGATATTACAATTCGCCAATCACGTCCTTATCATCGTTATCAGCCCGGAAAAACAATGTACATGGCTTCTAACGTAAACTTTGGTTCATCTGTTAGCGGTCAAACACAACGCGTTGGTATTTTTGATGACTCTAATGGTATTTTCTTTTTGCAAAGCGGAACTCCATATACTGGAAATCCCGGCGCAATGTATGCTGTAATTCGTTCAGATTCAGGTGGCTTGCCAACAGAACAAGTATTTCCATTGGATTCATGGAATGGCAATAAAAACATTATTAACTCCATCGACTGGACTAAGGTTCAAATGATTTGGATGGAATACGCTTGGTATGGCGCTGGTGCGCTTCGCTGGGGCGTAGTTATCAATGGTGAGCCTTGGGTACTCCATCAGGTTGGCGCAGGTAACGCTACTATTTTAGGCAGCGCTGCAGTTAAGCCTTGGAGCCGTACTGGTAACTTGCCAGTAAGATATGAGCAACGCGACAATGGTAGTTCTGCAACGTCATTAATGACTCACTACGGTGTATCAGTATTGATTGAGGGTGGACGCGATAATCAACGTGGATTTACTTACTCTTATGGTAACTATGCAGCTTCTCAGCAACGTAGTTTGAGTGGCGCAGTAGTGCGTTACCCAGCTATGTCATTCCGCATGAGAGCAGTTGGTTCAGATATTTTTGATAATACCAACGCTGCAGCAACAAGCGGTACTCCACAAACATTGACTATCAGTCCGTCTACGCCTGCAATTAACTCGGTTGTTGGTCAAGCTAGCGGTGGATCCGCTTTAGTTACTTTCAACTCTGCCCATGGATATGCTGTAACAAATCCAGCTAACGCCAATAATCCAACCCAGTTTATTACTTTAAGTCAATTTACTGAAACGGCATCTATTACTGGATATAGTATTGCTAGTGCAACTCTAACAGTGACCACAATTACTGCTGGTGCAATTCAATCAGGTATGTCATTGACTGGTACTGGTATTGCTTCTGGAACAACTATCACTGCTCAATTAACTGCAACAAGCTCTGCCGTAGGTTCACAGGCATTTGCTAGTGGCGGAGCAATTGGTTCTAGTATTGTTGTATTGGCAGCTGGAACATCTTTTGCAGTTGGTCAGCTATTTGCTGGAACAGGCGTACCTGCAAGCACCTTTATTACTGCAGTTAACGGAGCAACAATTACCCTTAACAAGCAATTTACAGCTCAAGCTGCTGGTACCTATACCTCATATGCTGTAGGCGGTGTAGGAACTTATCAGTTAAGTGCTTCACAAACTGGCGTATCTGGTACTTTAACAGCTACAACAACCTATGCAGCACAAACTTGGTTGATTCAATCTGTGCCAAGCACAACTACAATGGTTCTACCAATTTTGCTGGCAAATGGCGCAACATTGACTTCTACCCCAACGGCAACATATTGGGGCGTAAATCAATGGGTTGGCAAATCAGTTTACTATCAAGCAGGCCTTCCAAGCCTTAGTGGTGTAGCTCTTGGTGCATCAACTGTAATTGGCGGCGTATCATTAGTCCCAGCCACATTGACATTCTCAGCAATTAATAGCTTGTCAACAGGTAACGTAATTACAATTTCTGGTGCAAATCCATCAGCATACAATGGTATTTATAATTACTCTTCGCTAAATGCTACACAAGGGTTGATTTATTTTGCGTCATCTCCCGGTTCTTTTACAAGCGCTACTGGAATTACATCTCCATACACTGGCCGTATTACAAGCAATACAACTTCGACCATTACATTTGGCGATATAGTAACCGGAGGCGCATTAGCAAATGCTCCAACTGCTAACGGTACTTATCAAATTGGTTTAATTGATCGCGGACAGTTATTGCCACAAACTTTGTTGGTTAACACCAGTCAAACTGCTTTGATTGAGTTGATTGCTAGTACTCCTACTAATCAATTATCGTTGCAAGGCGCAAACTTTAAACCGTTAAATACGCTGGGTTCATATAACTCATTTGCTGAAGTAGACTTAAACTCAACCGGCTTAAGTGGTGGCGAAGTAGTTTATGCTTTCTCAACTCCAAATAATGCGCTGCAACAATTGGATTTGACAAACTTCTTCCCAGTATTGACCAACATTAAAGGTAACGTGGCCGATATCTTGACAGTAGCTATTACTACAAGTCAAACAACTGTGGTTCAAGTAAACGTAGTTTGTCAGGAAGCGATGGCTTAATATGGCTAAGACTCCAGCTTGGCAACGCAAGGAGGGGAAGTCCCCCTCCGGCGGCTTAAATGCCAAAGGCAGAGCCTCGGCTAAGAAGCAAGGTATGAATCTTAAAGCACCTCAACCAGAAGGCGGATCACGCAAGAAATCATTCTGCGCCCGCATGGAAGGGATGAAAAAGAAACTTACTTCTTCTAAAACAGCCAGCGATCCAGATAGCAGAATCAACAAATCGTTAAAGAAGTGGAAATGCTGATGGAAGCACTTATGCAATTTTGGAATGTATTGTTAACTATTGTGGTCGGCGCTATTGGATTTTTTGTTAAAGAAAAGTTTAATGATTTAGATCGTGTAGTTATTTTGGTTAATAAAACCCGCGAAGAAATGGCTCGTGACTATATTACTAAGACTGAAGTACGTAGCGACATGGAGCAAATTATTTCAAGGTTTGATAAGCTTGAAGCTAAATTGGATCGTTTTATAGAAGGACATAAATAATGCCATACGAAGAAACAGGAAGCCAAAAGGCTAAACGTGAAGCTTATATGAAAGCCAATAAAGAACGTGGAATTCGTCAAGAAGCAGAGCGAGATTACAAATTATTTGGTTCTACAGAACAAAACATTCCAGCGGTTGATACTATGGGAAATCCTACTGGTATGAAAAAAGGCGGAAAAATAAAATCGTCTGCGTCTAAACGTGCAGATGGTTGTATTGAAAAAGGTCATACTAAAGGACGTTTTTGCTAATGCCAAGTGTCTCTAAAAAACAGCATAATCTTATGGAAGCAGTTGCGCATAACGCGAAATTTGCTAAAAAAGTAGGTATCCCTCGCTCTGTCGGTGAGGATTTTGTAAAGGCCGATAAGGGCAAATCTTTTAAAAAGGGTGGTGTCATGGAAAAGACAAAGATGTTTAAAGAAAAAGAAACAATGGGTCCACGCTCTATGTCTAAGGACGTAGAAGCCGGCTCAAACAAACATGGTAAGTTTGGTCAATCTAAGTTACAAAAACGAGGCTTAACTCGTGGCAAAGAACTTGGAATTGATGGACCAAAAGAACCAATTGAAACTGAAAAAAACATGAAGTCATTTATGGCTGAAATGAAAAAAGGTGGCAAAGTTAAAAAAATGGCTGCTGGTGGAATGGCTAAGTTTCCAGTAGAAAAGGGCGAAATGGCTCCTTCCAAAAAAGGCACAAAACCATTTGGTCAACATCCAGATCAAGAGCGCGGTATGACTCGTGGTACTAATGTAAAAATGAAGGGTAACATCATTGGCGATGGTCCTTTGGTTAATACCAAGAAAAAAGGTGGTATGGTTAAGAAGATGGCTTCTGGCGGTACTGCATCATCCCGTGCTGATGGTATTGCACAAAAAGGTAAAACCCGCGGTAAATATTGTTAATAAAGGAAACATTATGAAAATGGATCACCCACCAATCTCTAAAGATATGCAAGCTGAAGAGCATATGATTCACCCAGAGCATATTGAAAAGCATCATGGCGGAGACGGACACGTTCAACACCACGAGCATTTCAAGAAACACGCTGCTGGTCACAAGTTGCACCACGAACACGTTAAAGAAATGTGTGGCGGTGGTTATGCTAAGGGCAAGAAGTAATGATGGCGAGCCGTGGAATGGGCGCAGTAAGCCCTTCTAAAATGCCTAAGAAAAAGGTTATTCATCGGACGGATAATCCAAATGATGTTGACCTTTTTGCTAAAGGCGGAGAAGTTTGGGATAAGCCACGTCCAAAAGGATTAGGTAAATCTAAGAAGCTATCACCAGCCAAAAAAGCTAGTGCCAAAGCTATGGCTAAAGCGGCTGGCAGACCATATCCCAACCTAGTAGATAACATGAGAGCTGCGAGGAAAAAATAATGGCTGAAAAATGGATTCAGAAGGCTATTAAAAAGCCCGGCGCATTAAAAAAAGAATTAGGCGTTAAGGAAGGCAAGACTATTCCTGCTAAGAAACTAGCTGCTGCTGCAAAAAAGCCCGGCAAGTTAGGGCAGAGAGCTAGATTGGCTGAAACCCTTAAAGGCATGAAGAAAAAATAATGGCATATACCAGTGGTAATTCAACATTTAACCTTGACCTCACTGAGCTTGTAGAAGAAGCCTTTGAGCGTTGTGGCTCGCAGTTACGCACTGGATATGATCTTCGCACCGCAAAAAGGTCTATCAATTTATTAACGATTGAGTGGGCTAACCGCGGCATTAATTTTTGGACAGTAGAAGAAATTTCTATTCCGCTGGTATATGGCCAAGCTATATACCCAGTTGGAGCAGATACTATTGATATTTTAGATTTGGTTACTCGCACTAACAATGCTAGCTCAAACAACCAACAAGATATCAATTTGAATCGTATTTCTGAATCAACCTATTCTACGATTCCTAATAAATTAACAACTGGGCGCCCAATTCAAGTTTGGTATAACCGTCAAACTGGCAACTCGAATATTTATACCGGCGTAACTTTGGCGGCTACTTTGACTCCATCGGCCACTACGATTACCCTTAGCTCTACCTTTAATATGCGGTCTACTGGCTTCATTCAGATTGATAATGAAATTATTGGCTATGTCAATATTTCAGGAAACCAGCTTTTAAACTGCTACCGCGGACAGTACAATACTACGGCAGCGTCACATAACGTTGGAGCAGCAATTTACGACCAGCAATTACCGAGCTTGGCAGTATGGCCTACCCCTAATAATTCAACGCCGTATACGCTTGTTTATTGGAGAATGAGACGGGTTCAGGATTCAGGCACTGGTGTATATGTACAAGATATTCCATTCCGTTGGATAAACTGTTTAGTAGCGGGATTGTCATATTATTTGGCGATGAAAATACCCGGCATGGATATACAACGTGCAATTGGTCTTAAACAAGAATATATGACGCAGTTAGAGCAAGCTATCGAAGAAGATAGGGAAGCTGTATCAATTAGATTTGTACCGCGCAATTTGTTTTACGCGAGGTAAGTATGCCAACTAAGTATGCTTCTGGCAAACACAGTATTGCGGAATGTGACAGATGTGGTCAAAGATATAAGTTAGTAGAATTAAAAAAGCTAACCATCAAGACCAAGCTAGTCAGTATTAAGGTTTGTCCTGAATGTTGGGATCCGGATCAGCCTCAGTTACAACTGGGTATGTATCCAGTAAATGATCCCCAAGCAGTGCGTGAACCAAGACCTGACATTAGTTATTATGGGTCTGGTCCTAGTGGATTGCAGGTGCAGCAGGGTGGTGGAACCAGTCAATTACAGTCTGGTTATCCAGAAGGCGGTAGTAGAGTAATACAGTGGGGATGGTATCCTGTAGGTGGTTCTAGTGGATATGATAGAGGCCTAACCCCTAATTATTTAGTAGGAAATGGCAATATCAATTCAGTAACAATAACGGTAACTTAGGAGTTAAAAATGGCAAAGATGGAATCAAAAAAAGAAGATATGAAACAAGACAAAGCTATGGCTGATAAAGAAATTAGAAAAGCCATGAAAGAACACGATGCTCAGGAGCATCCCGGAAAGCATACCAAGCTCAAACTCAAAAAGGGCGGTATGGATGTTAAGAAAATGGCTAAGGGTGGTGTAACCCAGTCTAACTTACGCAGCATGGGTCGCAATATGGCTCGCGTTGCTAATCAGAAATCTAGCTCAAGAGGTCGTTAATATGGCAACCGCAAAGAATGTAAAACCAACCACCAAGAATAGTCCAAAGATTACTCTAGGTAAGGCTCCGTATAACAAGCCTGCAAGTGACTATGCCAAGCCACATACCATGACTGATGGCCCAGTAGACTATACCGCTGCAATTAGCTTTGAGCGTTATGGTAACAAAGGCTCAAAAATTGCTGGTGACAAAACTTCAAAAGACCCTGTTGATAATGTTTCTATCGGTGCCAATACCGTTAAAAACCAAAATGGTGAAATTGAAATGCGTGGCGCTGGTGCAGCAACAAAAGGTCGTATGATGCGTGGTCCACGGGCTTAATAAATGAATTACGAAACGTTATATAACAATATTCAGACTTATGCCCAGACGTCAGAAACGACGTTTGTGGCAAACATCCCGTTCTTTGTTGAACAGGCTGAAACTCGTATATATAACGCGGTTCAAATCCCATCTTTACGTAAAAACGTTACGGGTAATTTTACGGCTGGAAACCAGTATTTAACTTTGCCGTTTGACTGGTTGGCCACTTACTCTATTGCCGTATATGACAGCAGTGGAAACTACACTTATCTACTTAACAAAGATGTTAACTTTATTCGCGAAGCTTACCCTAACAATGGCTTAAGCTCTTGGTCTTTGCCTAAGTATTATGCTATTTTTGGCAGCTCTACCAATAACGTAAATGAATTAACTGCAATTGTTGGTCCTACTCCAGATTCATCTTATGGCGCTGAACTGCATTATTTTTACTATCCAGTGTCAATTGTTCAGGGCGTTATTGGTGTTTTGAATACTACATTTACAGCAGGAACTTTGTATAGCCCCGGTTTATATCAAAATGTATCATTAACTGGTGGATCAGGCTCTGGGGCAACTGCAGATATTTTGGTCAATTCTAGCGGTAACGTGTCATCAGTAACATTACAAAATGGTGGCAGCTTCTATCAAGCAACAGATGCTTTATCTGTTTCATCCATATCTGTTGGCGGAACAGGATCAGGATTTTCAATTGGAATTGCTACTCTCAATAACCCTTCTGGACAAAGTTGGCTTGGAGATAATTACGATCCAGTGCTATTTTATGGTGCTATGCGCGAAGCTATGTTATTCCAAAAGCAAGAGGCTGATATTATTAAGTATTACGAAGATAAGTTTCAAGAAGCTTTATCTGAAATCAAACGCCTTGGCGATGGTCTTGAGCGTGGCGATGCTTACCGCGACGGCCAAACTAAAATTATGGTTAAAAGTTAATGGCTATTATTCAAACCCAAACTACGCTTTTTAAAGCCAACATTTTGTCTGGTTTGGAGAACTTTACCCTAACTTCTCCGTATACTTACAAAATAGCCCTTTACAACGGCAATGCCAATTTAGACAATACCACCACAGCCTATAGCACAACAAATGAAGCTGTAGGGTCCGGATATACGGCTGGTGGACAAATATTGAGCATAGCCAACCCTCCAACCCAAGACACTGTAAATAATATAGCTTATATATCATTTAATAACGTTTCTTGGACTGGAAGCCTTTCCGCAAATGGGGCCTTAGTTTATAATAGCACCACCGGAGCGGCGTGTTTTATTTTGAATTTTGGTAGCACAATTACCAGCTCAAATACGTTCACCGTTACGTTCCCAACGGCAACATCAACTACCGCAGTATTGACAATTAGTTAAGGAGTTTTACATGGAAAAAGCAAAATTTGGAGATATCAGTACTGCTGCGGTAATGCGTAACGCTGCATCTGACAACTCTGTTGGTTTCGAAGGATTCTACGATGTAGTATGCTACGACGCACAAGGAAATATTAAATGGGAAGACAGAGCGCCTAACTTGGTGACTGCTGCTGGAAAAAATGCTTTATTTGATTATTATTTTGGCGCAACTGGTACTGGTGGCGGTACTTCTTCTGGCGCTAACTATCTCGGATTAGTAGGCAGCGCTTCTGCTACTGCTAACTATTTCCCATCAGATACTATTTCTAGTCATACTGGTTGGATTGAAGTTGGTGGATCTAATGCTCCTGCATATACAGGTACACGTCAACAACCAAACTGGACAGCGTCAACAAACAATGGATCTGCTGCTGGAAGCAACATTACTTCAAAAGCCGCGTCTGCATTGACATTTACATTTACAAGTGGCGGAACAGTATTTGGTTGCTTTATCAACTCTGGAGCAAGCGCTTCTGCAACTAAAGATTCAACCGTTGGCGTTTTATACAGCGGTGGTTCATTTACCGCAGGAAGCAAAATTGTATCCAGTGGCGACTCATTGGCAGTAACATATACCACTACCGCAACGTCTTAATTTAGGAGCCAATTATGGCTTTAGTATTAGCTGATAGAGTACAGGAAACAACGACCAGTACAGGCACTGCTTCGGTCATATTGTCTGGAGCTGTGAATGGTTATCAATCATTTACTGCTGGCGTTGGTAATAATAATACTTGTTATTACACAATTTATGACAATACATCCTTCGCATGGGAAGTAGGTATTGGCACGTTTACAACATCACCTAATACCTTAACCCGTAATACCATCCTATCTTCAAGCAATTCGGGTTCAGCAATTAACCTTGCTGGTAACACCGCTGCTGTTTGGGTTGATTATCCAGCGGAAAGAGCTGTTTATCTTGGAGCAACCATTGCCAACTTGCTATTGTCTAGCCCAACAATTACGGGCGGAACAATTAACAATGCAGTAATTGGTGGTAGCACGGCAGCGGCTGGAACATTTACAACAGCTACCGTTGGTACTTTGGCTGCTACGGCAATTACAAGCGGAGCATGGAATGCAAGTTTAATTGGTCTGGCTTACGGTGGAACTAACGCTTCTTTAGTAGCGACTGCGGGCGCTTCAGTATATTCTACTGGTACAGCCTTGGCATTAACTGCAGCCGGCACTTCTGGTCAGCCATTAGTTTCTGGCGGCTCTGGCGCGCCTACATTTACATCTACTTTAAATTTAGCTTTGGTTAGCTCTACTGCTGTAACTATTCCAAACCAATCATTAACTGCCACACTAAATACAAGCCCATTGCAATTAGGTACATTAAGCAATTTTAGCGATACTGGCATTGCTATGATGTCTGGTGCATCAATAAACAGCTATTATCAAAATGTAATTCAAAACCAAAATAGCGGTGCTACCGCCTCTGCTGAATATATTGCCTATAGCGATCAAGGATCGTCTGCCGGTAGATATATCACAATGGGTATGAACTCTAGTGGATACACTGGATCTGGCGCAGTTAATGCAGCAAACGCTGGATTTTTAGTAACCGGTAATAGTTCGGATTTAGCAATTGGTACGGTTGGTTTAAATCAAGTGCGATTCTTTGTAAACAGCGGCGCTACGGATGCAATAAATATTGCTACGTCTGGTTTAGTTACAATTGCAAGCGCCACCTTGGGCGCGGTCCAAATTAACTCATTAGGGGTTGGAACACCTTCATCTGGAACTGCTGGTGAAATTCGTGCAACCAATAACGTAACAGCTTACTATTCATCAGATAAAAAATTCAAGGAAAATATTCAACCAATCCAATCTGCTCTTGAAAAAGCAAGCTATATTGGTGGTAAAACATTTAGTTGGACACAAGATTATATTAATAAAAGAGGCGGAGAGGATGGCTTTTTTGTTAAGAAACATGATTTTGGTGTAATAGCGCAAGATGTACAAGCGGTGTTTCCGTTGGCCGTAAGAACCCGTGAAGATGGTTCTTTAGCAGTTGATTATTCAAAATTGGTAGCGCTCGCATTCCAAGCTATTGCTGAACTGAAGGCGGAAGTAAACGCTCTAAAGGGTAAATAATGTTTGGCTTAACAGTATTTGCTGATGCCCCATTCAATGCTTTTCAATCCAATATTTATGGTGGAAGCATTAGTGAGTCAATATCTTCTGAATCTGATATTGATGCGGTAATTGCTACCTTTAACAGTGCTATCTCAGAGCCTGTTGCAAATTTTGCAGATTCTGAAAGCTTTACTTATACTTATGGAACAAACATAACAGAGTCAATTAGTAATTTTTCAGATTCTATACCGTTGCCACCACAAACGTATGCAGTTTTGGTAAATGAACAAATTACTTCTGAATCAGATATTGAGGTAAGTGTTTTTGTTTTCCTTGCAAACATAAATGAAAATATTGCAGCTGATAATGATATTGATTCTGTTATTGCAAACTTTTCCTCTGTCATTTCAGAAGGAATTAATGCAGCAGAATCTTCTACTGGATTAAAAACGCAATATACTGTAATTAACGAAAATTTTGCAGCAGCAGACAAAGAATCAGTTATAGCGGCTTTTGTTAGTGCTATATCAGAAAATGTTAATCCCGCAGATGTGCCAGCAGTAATAGCTTCATTTAGATCATCTATTTCTGAAAATAGTAACTTTGCTGAGTCAGAATCTTTTTCTGGCTGGTTCAAAATTAATGATTCTCAAACATTAGGATGGGTCGTTATTAACGATTCCCAATAAGGACTTATATGACAACCACTTACTCGCCATCGCTTAAATTAGCCCTTATTGGAACCGGAGATCAATCTGGTACATGGGGTCAAACAACTAATACAAATTTAGGTACTTTGCTTGAGCAAGCGATTACTGGAGTTACCGCCATTAGTTTATCTGGACTAAGCTCTTATACATTAACCAATTACAACGGCACTTCTGATGATGCGCGTAATGCAGTTTTGATATTTTCTGGATCACCATCTGGAACTGTCACAATTGTTGCACCAGCACAAAATAAAGTATATGTAATTGTAAACAATACTAGCCAGTCAATTTCTATGACCGCAACTGGCGGATCGGTTGCCTTAACTGTTCCGGCAAATACAACCGGCCAGTGTTATTGCGACGCATCAAATGTTGGCGGTAACGGAATTGGATTTTATTCTGCACAAACCACTGCAGCCGGTAATTGGAATATTGGCGGCAATTTGGCAGTTTTAGGCACATCCAGCCTTACAGGTTCAACTATTACAAGCACCTTGACTGCAACTGCTATTAATTCTGCATCAGTCAGCTCATCTGGAACGGTTATTGCATCCAGCTTTACTGGCGCGGCAACTGGCTTAACCGGCACGGCAGCAAGTTTAACAGCAGCAGTATCCCAAAGCATAGCCAATTCTGGTGGTTGGAACATTACCCCAAATGGTAATAAATTATACTTTAATTATAATGGCGCTAATATTGCCAGCTTAGATTCAACTGGAAACTTTATTGCTTTGTTAAACGTAACTGCTTATGGAACCCCTTAATGCATGATTATTGGCTTTGGAATAGTGTTTTGCCTAAATGGTTTTGTGAAGAACAAATTAACAATATAAACTGGACAGAAAAAGAACAAGGAAAAGTTAAAAAAGGCAAAGAACACGTTTTAGATTTAGAAAAAAGAATTACTGATATTGTTTGGGAGGACATTAGTTCTCCAATAGGATGTATAGCACAAGTTTATATAAATATGGCTAATGAGAATGCTGGTTGGAATTTTAATTTATCAAATACATCTGGCATTCAAATTGGTAAATATGATAGCAGCACAAAAGGTTTTTATGATTGGCACACTGATGATGGATTAAAACCAAAAGAAAATGGTTTGGTTAGGAAGCTATCAGTTAGTATTTTGTTAAGCGATACAAATGATTTTGAAGGCGGCATGTTTGAGTTTGAAAATTTTGATACGCAACCAATATTAAAGCAAGGGAGCATTATTGTTTTTCCTTCTCAAATAAGCCACAGAGTAACACCAGTAACATTAGGAACACGATATTCAGCAGTAACTTGGGTTCAAGGGCCTGCTTATAGATAGGATTAAATTATGGTAATGAACGCTTCTGGACCAATTAGTTTAGCTGGCACTACAGCCGGTGTATCCATTGAAATTGAAAATGGCGGTAATGGCACAACTCAAATTAGTTTAAATGATGGTGCTGTGAGAACGCTTGCTGGTGTAACAACGCCGAATAGCGCTATTACGATGCCAACAAATTTTTATGGTAAATCTAACCGCGTTCAAGTTACTGTTACTTTGTCATCAAATACATCAAATTACACATTTAATAAATGTAAAGTTGCTGGATATCAAGCTGGAAAAACGTGCGCAACATTAAAAATTAATAGCGGAGTTTACGTTTATGCAGCAGGCACGGGATGTAAAGCATTAACAATTCCAAATACTTGGAATCCAGCTGATGGTGTAAAAATTGTTAACTGCGGATTTATTGTTGGGGCTGGTGGATCTGGTTCTTGGGGTCAAGGCCCTTATGGACAACCATCCTATGGCAACGCACAAGCAGGAGGAACGGCTTTATCAATATTGTTCCCAGTTTCAATTACTAATAACAATACCGTTGGTGGAGGAGGCGGAGGTGGAGGTGGCGGTGGAGGCGCAGCACAAAACTTTCAACCGTGTTGCTGTGGTGGTCCTCAAAGCGCGGGTGGTGGATCGGGAGGAACTGGTAGAGGCCTTAGTGCAGCTACGCCCGGCACTTGCGGTGGTGGACCAACTGGATACGGCAGCAGAGGTGGAAATGGTGGCGGTGGTGGACAATGGGGTCAAGCGGGCGGGCATGGCGGTGGGGGTTCTGGTGGTAGCCCAACCTATGGCGGATTTTGTGGCGGTGGAGGCGGGCCAGCAACGCAAGGAAATTCATTTGTTACATGGGTTGCTACAGGAACGCGTTTGGGTCCATTAGGTTAAACTATGTTTTTACTTAATCTAATTAAAAAATGAACAATAAAGCAAACATAAATGGGTTTCAACTTTTTTCATCTTCAGTTTACACAATAGAAAAACCTGAATTTTTAAATGTTGCAAGAGATGTATCCAAAAAGTTTCTTGATAAAAGAAAAGAAACGGATGAGCTAAATCCAAATTTTCCAGTCTTTATGACTGACAATATGTTTAATGATCCAGAGTTATTAAACTTCGGCAAATTTGTTTCACAAACTGCTTGGGAAATTTTAAATGACCAAGGCTACCTGATGGATGTTTTTCAAACCTATTTTATGGAAATGTGGGTTCAAGAACATCACAAAGGTTCTTCTATGGAAAGACATATTCATGGAAGTGGAGCAGTAATTTCAGGTTTCTATTTTTTAAATTGTCCAAGCGAAGCAAAAATTGTATTCCATGATCCAAGAGATGCAAAAGTAATTACTAGCTTGCCAGACAAAGATGTAACTCAACCAACACAAGCAAGTAATATGATTCATTTTAACGCCACTAATGGTTTGATGTTGTTTGCAAATTCGTGGCTGCCGCATTCTTTTAATAAAAATGTTGAAGATATTCCATTAACATTTATTCATTTTAATATTGCGGTTGCGCCCATTCAGCAAGAGATTAATTTAGAGCCAAACGTTGAAGTGATATGAAAAAGTATCGAATTAGATTTAACAAAAGCCGTGGTTCTCCGGGAAGGGGTACGGTAGATCATATTTGGCGCGTATTTGAAGGCGACAAAGAATATTTAGTTAAAAGTTTTGAGATTAAAGTTCCATCTTTTAGCGAAAAAGAGGATAATGGCGTGGACTGGAATGTAGTATGTTATGGCACACTAACTTTAGATAGAGAAACATCTACAGCAATTATTGAGGGAGACAAAGAATGAATTTTACATTTACATGGATTATGGACAAGCTTGGCTATATGCCAAAGATTGATATGGAAATTGGCAAAGTAGTTGAAGCTCCTTGGCCATTTCCTGCGCCCGTTGCAAAAAAGAAGCCCACTGTTCAAAAAGCCACAACTCGTACTGTTGCTAAAAAAACAACTACTGTTGCCAAAAAAGCTAAAGCTAAAAAGGCATGAGTGAAATACTTAAACAACTTCTTACTGGCAAAGATAATCAAACCCATGACCTAGGTCGATGGACTTGGTTTATTGGTTTTGTTGCCATTATTGCCATCGCTATTTATGAAGTTATACAAAGTAAAACAATTAGTTTAACTGAGCTTGCATCAGCTTTAGGAATTGTCTCTGGTGCTGGTGGAGCAAGCGTAATGATGAAGCAAAATTCTGAGCCGGGGGCGTAATGTTATATGGAACCTACATCAAAGCTGGTCTACTTGTTATATTTGTATGTGGTGTGTTTTTCGCTGGCTGGCATACTAGGGATCGCGATTTTACTATTTACAAAGATCAGATCCGTATTGAAGCTGAGAAAGCTCAAGCACATACGGAGTCGGTACAGAAACAACAAGCATTAATCAATAAAGGAATACAAGATGAATATGATGCGAAGCTTGCTCTTTTGCGCCAGTATTATGCTAACGGGGTGCGGAACAACAATGGTAGCAACTCAGTGTCCGGCATTTCCTCAACCGCCAAGCTCTCTGATGCAATCGCCGCCTACAATAAACTTGCTTCAGACTGCGCAGCCACTACCCTCCAAACAATAACCTTGCAGCAATGGATAACAGAACAGATGGCTATTAAATGAATTTAGAAGCATTAGGAATAGACGTAAAATGGGAGCAGCCTCTTCAAGCTGTATTTGATAAATACGGAATGAATACCCCAATTCGTCAAGCATCTTTTATAGGACAGTGCCAACATGAGTCCAATAACTTTAGAACTCTTGAAGAAAACCTTCATTACTCTGCCGCTGGACTTATGCGTGTTTGGCCCAGCAGATTTCCTAGTCCATATGTGGCTGACCAATTTGCAAATAATCCAGAAAAGATTGCCAATAAAGTCTATGCTGGACGCATGGGAAACACCGAAGAAGGCGATGGATGGGCATACCATGGAAGAGGGTTAATACAGCTTACAGGGCGCGATAATTATCGTAACTGTGGGGATGCCCTAGGTCTTGCTTTAATAACAAATCCTGAGCTTCTAACGATGCCTAAAGGGGCAGCATTGTCGGCAGGATGGTTCTGGAATAAGCATGGCTTAAATGAGTTGGCAGACGCCAAAGATTTTGAGACAATGACGAAACGCATCAATGGTGGCACATTGGGTTTGGAAGATCGCATTTCCAAAATTAATCAAGCTTTAGAAGTATTAGGGTAAACCCTAATGATTGAACAATATAATAATTTTTTGTCCCAAGATGAATGGGATTATGTTTTTGATAAAACTGTAGAAGGCAAAACATGGTCTTTTATGGGGCGTAGCAATGAAAATGGCAATCCTTTTTGGTTTATGAATTTAATAAATGATGAATTTTTTTCAAATAAATTATTTACTAAAATTAAAAATGTAACAAAAAAAGATTTTGATTTGCTTCGTGTTTATGCAAATGGTCAAACATTTGGATTGGATGGTCAATTTCATATAGACACTAAAAAAGGTGAAGAAAAAAACAAATACTTTACTTTTTTGTATTATCCATGTAAAAGTTGGGACGCTAGTTGGGGTGGAAAAACAATTATTGTTGATGAAGAAAATAGTTTAAATTTTCAATATCCTAGCCCCAACAATGCAATTATGTTTGATAGTACAAATTTACATTATGGAGAAGGACCTGCAAGATTGTTTTATGGTTTAAGAGTTACTGTTGCATTTAAAATGAAAATAAGAGATTAAAGTGAAAGTAAATTTAATTACAGATCCTTTTAATTACATAGTAATTGATGATTTCTACAGTGAAGAAGAATTGAAGCTTGTTATGGAAGAGATCACTGCTTTAGAGCCTTATGCATTAGACGCAAGTTTTACTGGTTCAGCGATTGCTAATAACAAAAATGAAAAAAAAGATTTTTTAAAAAGTGGTCGCGGTATATTTTTAGATGAGTTTTTTGTTCAAAACAGATCTGTATCAAAAATATTAAACGCTAGCAGAAAATTATTTTCTGATGAATTACGCGAAATTTTTAATATGTTTGATCCATCTTTTAGACATATTGGCAATTCGGACAAAGATACTACTCTTATAAATTATTATAAAAATGGGGAAGAATATAGCTCCCACAAAGATAAATCGACTATAAGCGCGGTTACTTTTTTAAACGTTGGGAATTTTGAAGGTGGAAATTTTTGTTTTCCAGAATTTAAAGAAACAATTTTATTTAAACATAACAGGATTGTAATATTTAACGGATGTATGAATCATCAAGCAGAAAAAATTATAGCTGAAGACGGTTCTTACAGAGCAAGTATTGCACAATTTATTGGTTACAAATAATGCCATTACAAAAACTTAACTTCGTTCCGGGATTAAACAGAGAAGGCACTGCCTACTCTGTAGAAGGCCAATGGTATGACGGAGATAAAATTCGTTTTCGTTCTGGCAAACCTGAAAAAATTGGCGGTTGGTCACAAGTAAATCCAAATACATTTACAGGAATCTGTCGTTCATTATGGACTTGGGTTGATCTATCGTCTAACGTTTTTATTGGCGTTGGAACTACATCTAAGTATTATATTTACAGCGGTGGAACATATAACGACATTACCCCGATTGTTTATACAAGTACTTTAGGTACAAACCCTATTTCCACCACAGCCAGTTCTACGTCGGTAACAATAACTGATACTGCATATAACCCATCAATTGGTGACTATTTATTATTTTCAGGTTCTGCAACTGTTGGTGGAATTGTAATTAGCGGTGAATATGTTGTAACTAGCGTTATTTCTAGTACTCAATACACTATCAAAGCCGCTTCTGCTGCATCATCTACAACTACGGGCGGAACCGGTACAGTTATTCAATACGAACTTCCGACTGGAGCGTCAACATATTTTTCCAGCAATGGTTGGGGTACTGGTCCATGGGGCGGAATATCGCCTGCATTAACTGCAACATTGGGTACAAATCCATTTTCTACTACGTCTGGTAGCGGTGTCGTAATTGTTTCCCAAGCTTCTACTCCATATACATTAACTGGTCAGTATGTTTATTTTTCAGGCGCATCCAGCATAACTGGAACCGGTATAGCAGCTTCAATGTTGACTAATACATTTAGCGTAACCCCAGTTAGCGCTAGTTCTTATAGCATTAGTATGCCTAGTGGTTTTACTGCAAAAGCAACAACTACTGGCGGAGGAACAACAGTAGTTGCTACTGAACAATCAGGAACACGTGGATGGGGTACAGCCTTTTTGGGTACTGGTGCTGGAAATCAATTAAGACTTTGGAGCAACGATAACTTCGGTCAAGACTTAGTATTTGCTCCACGTGGCGGCGCTATTTACTATTGGGTGGATGCAAATGGTGTGGGAACAAGAGGCGTAAGTCTTGCATCACAAGCAAATGCTACAGCAAGCACAATTACCACTTTAACTTTTGCTAGCGGATCAACAACCGCCATAGCTTCTGCTCCTTCTGGAATTTACCCATATTCTTATATTACCGGTACTGGAATTTCTTCTGGAACTTACGTATCTTCTACTTATGTTATTGGATCAACTAGCGTTCCTCTTTCTATAGCTTCTACTGCAGCTAGTAGCGGTAACTATACTATTACTTATGCGGGGTCATATGTCCCAACTCAGACTCTCCAAGTTATTACGTCGGCTATCCAACAATTTGTCATTGCATTTGGTGCAAATTCCTATAATGGCGGCTCTTTATCAAATGATCCGTTTAACCCGATGCTTGTCAGATGGTCGGATCAAGCAAATGCTTATCAATGGGTTCCGCAAGTTACAAACCAGTCTGGCGAATTTGCCTTAAGCAATGGCTCATACATTATGGGCGCAAGATCAACTCGACAGGAAATTTTAATTTGGACTAACACTGCTTTATACACAATGCAGTATATTGGTTATCCATATGTATGGTCATTCCAACTATTGATGGATAACATATCGGTTATGTCTCCAAATTGCATGGTAACAATTAACAATATTACTTATTGGATGGGAACCAGTAAATTCTATAAATACGACGGTACGGTGCATACATTACCATCTGCTTTACGCCAGTATGTATTTGATGATTTAAATATTAACCAATCGTTTCAAGTATTTGCAGGTGCCAATGAAGGATTTAATGAGGTATGGTGGTTTTATGTAAGCAACGAAAGTATCAATAATTCCATTGACAAGTATGTTACCTATAACTATGTAGATAATGCTTGGTCATATGGTACGTTTGAAACCGTACAAATAGCAGCCGGTAATTTTGTTATTGGTCAGCAATATGTAATTGCTACGCAAGGAACCACTAACTTTACTCAGGCTGGCGCCGCTAATAATAATATTGGAACTTATTTTATTGCTACCACAACTGGTTCTGGAACTGGTACTGCATGGGCATTAAATGGTAGAAGCGCATGGATTCAAAATAACATTCAATCAAATCCCGTAGCAGCAGACTATAACAGCCGTCTTTTATATCATGAAAACGGCGTAGATGATAATGCGACATCTGATACTCAGCCTATTTATGCATATATTCAATCTTCAGATTTTGGAATTATGGCATCAGATAATAATAATTCAGGCCAACATTTTGGTTTTGTATGGCGCATATTGCCAGACGTAAACTTTAATGGGTCTAACCAAGCCAATCCTCAAGTTACGATGGCTATTTACCCACGCCAAAATTCTGGTACAGCATATGGCAATACGGACCTAAATCAAGTATCTAGCAGCCAAATTTACGCTTATCCTACTCCCCAAGAGTATACAGTTCAACAATTTACTGGTGAAGTATATACACGATTACGCGGGCGTCAGATGGCATTTAAATGTTATTCCGACACAATTGGAACCCAATGGCAACTAGGTACGCCTAGGTTTGATGTTAAGCAGGATGGAAGAAGATGACCAACGTTACTAACATTAGACCTTCTAAAGCACCCAATCTTCCTGTTGCGCCGCAACAATATAGTGATGATTTTCAAAATAAATTTGAAAATATATTACGGCTTTACTTTAACCAAATTGATAACGCAATAGGACAACTTGCAACCGTGACCGCATCCACCATAGGTAGCAGCGCTACCAATCCAAGTTATACCATTTCTAGCACAGAAACCCCTTATGCTCTTCCGCCTTATTTACAAGTATCAAGAGGTTTAGTTTCTGGGATATCCGTAGTTAATATTTATGGCTACCAAGCATCAGTAGGAACAACTTTTATTCCAGTTTGGGAAAATGCAAGTACATATACTTATCCACCATCTGCCATTTCAATGGTTTTATATAGTTCTTCAGCTTCCGATACGGCTGTTTCTGTATTAATTAATGGTTTAGATTCAAATTATAATTTAGCTTCTGAAACTTTAGTATGTACTGGTACTGCTGGAGCCACAACAATAGGTTCATATTTAAGAATAAATTCTATTAATACGACTGGTAGCAATAATGCTGTAGGTGATATAACTTTATCAAACGTTGGTAAATCAATATCATATGCAAAAATTTTGGCTGGAAACGGGAAAAGTCAATCCACAATTTATACGGTTCCAAATGGATATACTTTTTATTTAACTAGGGTTAATGCTTATACCAACCAAGTTGGCAATCTTTCTAGTTCATACTGTACTTATCGTGTATATACTAAAAATAGTTCTGGTTTAATAACAATTTTGTTACAAGCGCCATTTGGTAACAGCTATACTTCTTATAGGGTTGCTCCTCGTCCGTATGCAGCGACAACTGATATTCAATGGCAAGCAAATACTCCTTCTTCTACAGCAGCAGTAGGTATAGCTGTGGAAGGCATTTTAATAGCGAACGGTACTGTATAGTATTGTTTAAACTATATATCATGGTAAAATGAGCAAAATTCTTTAAAGGAATGATTATGGGCGGTGGTGGCGGAAGCAATAATTTACTAAATATGGGGCTAATGGTAGCCGCAGGTATTGCTGCTCCTGAAGTGGCTGCTGAAATTGCCCCTGAAATGATGGCTGCTGGCGGTGCTAGTGGAGCCGCTGTAGGCGCCGCTACTGGCGCTGGAATTAGTGGTTTAACTGCTGCTGCTACCGGTCAAAACCCATTAAAAGCTGCTCTTATTGGTGGATTAGGCGGTGCTGCTACAGGTTATTTGCCTGACGTACCGGGTACAATTCCCGGCGCTGCTGGTCCTACTTTGCCCGGTGCTACTGTTGATGAGACGGGCAATCTTTTACCAAATTTGCCCAGCACTGGCGTTCCTCCAGCTCCAGCATTAAGCGGACCAACCCCAGCATATACCCCACCTCCTACCCCTACACCCAATATGTTTGGTCAAGTAACCGGCCCAAGCAATTCACAGCTATATACTTCTGCTGGCATTAATGCTTTAGGCGGACTAAGCAAGCGTCCAATTGGCGCTTATACGCCTGCTAACGCAATTGATACTGGCGGTGGATTATCTAAGTTTAAATACGATCCCAATAACTATACCCCAGATACTGTAGTTCCACCACGCCCAGCATATCAAGTCAATTACACTGGTATGGCTGCAGCTGAAGGTGGTTTAATGGGATTATCTGCTGGCGGATACGCCCATGGCGGTAAAACATATAATTTAGGAAGCTATTCTGACGGCGGACGTTTGCTTAAAGGACCCGGCGATGGTATGTCTGATGACATTCCCGCAACAATTGGTGGCAAACAAGAAGCGCGATTAGCTGATGGAGAGTTTGTAGTGCCTGCTGATGTAGTATCTGGGCTAGGAAATGGCTCTACTGATGCAGGTGCAAAGCATTTATATAAGATGATGGACAAGGTTCGTCATGCTAGAACTGGTAAAAAGTCACAAGCCAAACAAATTAAAGGTGAAAAGTTCGTACCAGCATGATAATTAAAACCGTAGCGCTTCAATATATTAGCCAAACTTGGCCATTAATTGAAAAATACATTGTTGATTCACAGCAATACGGTGGCGGAGATTATAGTTCAGAACACGTTAAAGTGTATTTAACAACTGGACAATGGATGTTGGTGGTAGCGGTAGATGAGAATAATGTAATACATGGTGCAATGACCATAACATTTAATAATTACCCTAACCATAGGGTTGCTTTTATAACTGCAACTGGCGGCAAAGGAATTATTACAAAGGATACTTTGGAGCAATTAAAAGATATTCTAAAGGGTTTGGGAGCAACACGGATTCGGTCAGCAGTAAGACCTTCAATGGAAAGATTACTTTATCGGGTTGGATTTTTTAAACGATATACGATTGCAGAGACACAAATATGAGAATGAAAAGACCGCATTTTGGAATGTTGCCTGAACAGGCTTTTAAACCACGCACTGGTCGTATGGCTTTCGGTGGTGGCGGAATGACTTTTCATGGATGCTGCGGTCCCGCTCCTTCTCCAGCTCCTGCTGCACCTACTCAGACTACTGTACAAAATACTAATATTCCTTGCTATGCCAAGCCATATGTTCAAACCATGCTCGGCGCTACAACGCAACAGTTATTTAATACTACTGGTAGTGGTTGCTGTATTCAGATTACCGGTGTAAAGCCATATGTTCCATATAGCACGAACCCACAAGACTATGTAGCGGGATTTAGCCCATTACAGCAAAAAGCTCAACAAGGCGCTGCTAATTTAACTACTCCCGGTCAATTTGGCGCAGCCACAGGTTCAGCAACTACAGGTTCAAATCAAGCCATGGGTGCTGGACAGGGATTGCAAAATACTTTGACAAGCGCTCAAGGTATTGGTCAATACATGAATCCATATATTCAAAATGTATTGAATCCTGCTTTAGCGTTATCTAATCAACAGTACGGCATGAACTTAGCTCAAGAGCAAGGGCAGGCTACAAATGCTGGCGCATTTGGTGGTAGTCGTGAAGCATTGATGGCTGGTTTAAATCAACAGAATCAAATGTTAGCTAATAATCAATTGATTGGTAATGCATATAACACAGCATACAACAATGCTCAAGGCGCAGCTACAAATGTGGCAGGCATGAATTTGCAGGGCGGACAAGCTGGTATTGCAGGCGGTCAAGCATTAGGTCAATTAGGAACACAGTGCCTTGCTGCACAAATGAACGTGCTTAACACTCAAAGTCAAGCTGGCGCACAACAACAACAAAACCAACAGCAAGTTATCAATAACGCAATCAATAACTATGCTGTAGCGCAACAATACCCACAACAACAATTGGCATTTATGAATGCTCAGTTACGTGGTTTACCACTACAGTCTTCAACTGTTCAACAATACAATGCTCCACCCAGCGGAGTTTCTCAAGCCGCGGGCTTAGGAACTGCAGGCATTGCTGGGTTAGGTTTGTATAACGCTATGAGCGGCAATACATCAGATATTCGTGCTAAAGAAAATATTGAAGCAGTAGGTTGGTTGCCTAATGGTTTACCAGTATACGAGTTTGAATATAAAGCTGAATTCAAAGATAAGGCTGGTCATGGACGTTATCGCGGCGTTATGGCTCACGATGTTGAAGAAATTATGCCACAAGCAGTTAACGTGGATAGTAATGGTTACAAACTTGTTAGCTACCCAATGCTTGGCATTAAGATGGAGCAAGTATGATTAATAGTTTAATGAGCCGTATGAATGCGGCTGATAACTTATCTGTTCAGCAATTACATAAAGCAGTAGCAGATGGAATCTTGCCAGCATATGTTGGTGTTCCGATGATTCAAGACAAAATGAGGCAACAGCAGCAAGCTATGGCCATGCAAAGACCACAGCAACAGCCTCCTATTGCTGAACAAATTATGGCTGCTTCTGCACCGCAGCAAGGAATTGATACAGCACCAAGCAACCTACCTACGCAAATGGCCGAAGGTGGAATTATAGGATATGCCGGTGGAGGAATGGATGACCAAACAGAAGATGACGAACTGGAACAACTTTATGGATCTGGATCAGATAATGACCTTATACAAGCAATCGCTGCTCGCGGTAGAGGATCTGACGTACATCCCTCTGCTGCTATCCAAATGCGACCTGAATCCGAAAGCATTGGGTTTGGAAAAGGACA